ATGGTCACTCTGTATACCGGAGCAGATACAAACAGCCTAGCAAACCCAGGAGCAACAAAACCGTACTGGAAGGAAGTTGTAAACTTATGGAACCATCCACATCATAATGCAGCACCAGATACACTACAATCTAGTTGGGAAGAGAATCTTTTAAAAGGATTTCCAACTCAAAAAGATATTAATCCACTTGTAGCTAATCCAGGAGATACTTTAATAGAAGGTAGATTAGGTCAATCCATAAGATTTGGAGGAAGTAAAGGTGCTTCCACAATAATAAATGATAATAACAACGGGAAACCTATTATAATCATAAGTAATGGACAAGTAAAGACAGATAACGGAAGTGATTTAATTGAAGAGAATATAAATGAAGATTTTAACTCATTCTATTTTACCTCAGATCACCAAATACCGTTAACTTCTGCTAATACTAAGAGAGATTCTTATAACGAAGTACCGAAAACCTCAGATCAATTCAAAGGAAATCAAGTAATACTAAACGGAGGAAGGCTATATTTTAACGCAAAAGAAGAAAGTGCTTTCATTTCTGCAAAAGACTCAGTAGGATTAAATGCAAATACATTGAATCTTGATGCAACAGATTATTTCTGTGTAGATGCTAAGAAAATTTACATTGGAAAAAAAGCAAGAACAGCTTCTTCTAGTGTTCAACAGCCGGCGGTATTAGGAAAACAGTTAGAAAATTGGATGAGTGCATTATTAGATGCTTTAGATTCTGTTGCAACATCAATGAGTACCGCATCAGCCGTAGGAGCTGGCCCAGTAACACAGTTAAACGCTACAGGTCCGATCTTAAAATCTACCGTACAATCCTTAAAAACGCAGTTTAAATTATTTCAATCTAAAAAAGTATTTGTAGAATAATGGCAATCATACCTCAAATATCAGGGATTATAGCAAGACAAGTAGGATCTGTTCAAGGAAAACTTGTTAATCAAGTACAAGGTCAGGTACTTAGTGTACTTTCTAAATTTTCAAGCCAATGTCCTGATGCTAAAGAAATAGAGAAAATAATTAAGACAAAGAATAACTTATTACAGAATATAAATGCATTAGAAAGACGTTTACAGACGTTAAACAGAGCAGCAAGTAATTTAGATGCAGCAATTAGAGCTGCTAGAGTAGCAATAGAATTTATCAAAGCAATTCCTACCCCTACAGCCTTTACTGTTATACCTGGACAGATAGGAGGTGTCGTTATTGGTGTACCTTTCTCTTCACTAACTAGATTAAGTGACACTTTAATACGATTAAATAAACTTTTAGACAGATTAGAAGCTGACAGAGAAGGGATTATAGGAGTAGTAAGTGTTGCATCCGGAACATTACAGGGGTTAAAAGGTAGATTAGAAGCTATTGATTTAGCAATACAGGGATGTAGTAGAGACTCCTTAGAGTTATCTCAAATAGTTGCAACTACTCAACCTCCAGAAAATACAGGTTCGGAAGGTATTCCTAATTCAGACTACCTATACAGAGGATATACATTAGAAATTGTACAAGATCCAAATTCACCAGCAATAGCTCCAAGAAGGTATGCAATTGCAAAAGATAGAGTAGGAGTAATAGTACTTTACGGACCATCTTCATTTAGTTCAGATACTCAAGTATTATTAGATGAAATCAAATTTAGAATAGATAATCAATTACCATAACATAACTATTTATTAGTATGAAGGCAGACGCATTTAAGAAATTAATAAAAGAAGCAGTAAGAGAAGTGCTTAGAGAAGAGTTAGCAGGTACGCTAACAGAAGCACCTGTAAAACAAACTTCAAAAGTTACAAAATTTGAACCATATAAGCCAACTGTTAGTAGACCAGTATCAACAGGAGACCCTATTATGGACTTATTGGAAGAAACAAAAGCAAGTATGAAACAAGACCCAGGTGTAGGATATTATCAAGATATGTCTCAATTTGTTCAAGCACCAGGATTAGGGGAAGATACATTTAAACCTACAATGATGGAAGAAGGTTTTTCAAGATCAGAACCAGGTTTAGATCTTTCACAGTTTGATTTTGTAAAAAATGCATCTGCTGTTTTTAAAGCATCGCAGCAGAAGGATAAAGAAAGATTCGGAGGATAATGGCATTTGAAATAAAACAAATAAACCCTTTAGACCTACAACCAAGTGTTGGAGTAGGAGTTGGACTACCATTCAGCTCAAACCAGGTATTCACCACTACCTACACCACCCAAGAAGCTATAAAAACAAATCTAATTAATTACCTACTGACTGGTACTTCTGAAAGATACTACAACCCAGATCTAGGAGCAGGTTTACGGGCAGTTCTTTTTGATCAAATGACTGAAGATAATTCTCTAGAGATAGAGTCTAGAATTAGATCAGGTATTGCAACTTGGTTTCCAAATGTGGAAATACGTGAAATATCAACACAAAGCCAACCAGATGTAAATGCTTTTATGATAATGCTTAAGTATAGTGTAAGGATGACTAACATACAAGACCAATTAGTAATTAATTTTCAACAATAATGGCTCAAGATAGAGAAATTAAGTATATAAATAAGGATTTTACCGATTTTAGATCTCAGTTAATAGAGTTTACTAAAAACTATTTTCCAAACACCTACAACGATTTTACTCCTACATCACCAGGTATGATGTTTATGGAGATGGCTGCCTATGTAGGAGATGTATTATCTTTTTATCAAGATATGCAATTACAGGAAACATATTTACAATATGCTAAAAATCCTGCAAATTTATATAACTTAGCCTATATGATGGGGTACAGACCAAAGACAACTACAGTAGCTGAAGCAGAGATAGAAGTCTCTCATTTAGTAAACGCAACTGGAACAGGTCAACCTAACTGGTCAGAAACCTTACAAATTACAGCAGGAACCCAACTTAGTTCTAATGCTACAGGTCAAGTAAGATTCTATATAGATAAACCTATTGATTTTTCATTCTCTAGTTCTTACGATCCTACAACAGTTGTAGTTGAAAGTTTAGATGTAAATGGCCAACCAAACCAGTTTAGATTAACCAAAACAGTAAAAGCTTTCTCAGGGGAAGTAAGAACAACTACAGAAGCTATTACTAATGTTGAAAAATTTAAAACTATTACTATCAATGATTCGAACATTATAGGAGTTTTATCGGTAATTGATAATAATGGAACAGGAAATACGTGGTATGAAGTTCCTTTTTTAGGACAAGATACAGTATTTACAGACACTCAAAACTTAAACCCAACAGATAACGGAGCAGTTCCATACATACTGCAATTACAGAGAGTTCCTAGAAGATTTACTACTAGATTTAATTCTACAGGACAACTATTAGTACAATTCGGAGCAGGGATAACAGGTCAAAGCGATACAGTTCTAACACCAGACCCAACTAATGTAGGGTTAGGGGCAAATCAAGGTATCTCAAGAATTGATTACGCTTATGATCCTTCAAATTTCTTGTATACTCAAACATACGGACAAGCACCTTTAGGAACTTTACAAATTAGGTACCTAGTAGGAGGAGGTGTTTCCGCAAACGTACCAGCAAACAGTATTACAACAGTAATTAGCGTAGCTGTAACAGGTACAGGTACAGGATTAACCTTTACAAATCTATCTGCTGCAACAGGAGGTAGAGACGGAGATACAGTAGAGGAAATAAGACAGAATTCCTTAAGAGCATTTAATGAACAAGGAAGAGCAGTAACTCTACAGGATTATACAGTTAGAGCATTATCACTACCTTCCAAATACGGATCAGTAGGAAAAATCTATATAACACAAGACCAGTTAACAAATCCAAATTCAGCTACAGATAGTATAATTGATAGTAACCCACTATCCTTATCTCTATACACTCTAGCTTATGATAGTAGTAGAAATCTTATTACTGCAACAGCAAATTTAAAAAACAATCTAAAAACATACCTATCACAGTATATGCTTATAACAGATGCTATTAATATTAAAGATGCATTTGTAGTGAATATAGGTGTAAATTTTGATATAATTGTACGTCCGAACTATTTAGGAAGTGATGTATTACTGCAATGTACAACAGCATTACAGGATCATTTTGATATAACAAAATGGAATATAAATCAACCTGTAGATATATCAACCATTTATACATTATTGGATCAAATAAAAGGAGTTCAGACAGTACAGAAAGTAGAAATAGTAAATAATGCAGGAGGAATTTACTCAGAATATGCATACGATATAAAAGGAGCTACTAGAAACAACGTAGTATATCCTTCTTACGATCCTATGATTTTCGAAGTAAAATTCCCAGATACAGATATTAAAGGAAGAATAACAACATTATAACATGGCAGTATATAGAATATTCCCACAACAGGATGCATTTATTTTTAGTGAAACTCCTACAGGAAATGCAGGACTAGATGAAATTCTAGAAATAGGAGGTTATGCAGACTCTACAGGTTTAGGAGAGACAAGCAGACTATTGGTACAGTTTAGCTCTACAGATATTGCTGATGTTATTACAAATAAAATAGGTGCAAGTACATATAGTGCTTCTTTAGGACTGTACTTAGCTGATGCTTATCAAATACCGGTCAACTACATACTTTATGCATATCCAGTATATGGAGCATGGGATAACGGTACCGGTAAGTACGGAGACAATCCTGTAAATACTACAGGAGTTTCTTGGCAATATAGACTAGCCGGAGGAGCAGGTGCATGGACAACGACAGGATTTGCAACAAATACTACAGGATCATTCCTAACAGGATCAGCAGCCGGAGGAGGTAACTGGTACACAGGATCAAATGGAGTAAATTTAGAGTTCACACAATCACATGTTTTAAACTCTACCAATGATGTTGATATAAATGTAACAAGAGCAATACAATTATTTAATGCTGGAACGATAGATAATAACGGGTTCATTTTAAAACTGCCTAATAATCTAGAATACAATACTACATCTTCTATAAGATTAAAATACTTTAGTGCAGATACAAATACAATATACCCGCCTTATTTGGATTTCAAATGGGATGACTCATCTTATAGTACAGGGTCTTTATCAATATTAAATAATAGTATTTCAACTATAAAAATCAGTAATAATAAAGGAGAATATGTAGATACAGGTAAGCAGAGATTTAGAATAACAGCACAACCGAAATACCCTGTAAGAATCTTTACTACCTCTTCTGTGTATCTAACCAATTATGCTCTTCCTTCAGCATCTTACTGGGGAATAAGAGATGAAAATACAGAGGAGATGATTGTTGATTTTGATACTCAATTTACAAAAATTAGCTGCGATTCAAATGGAGGCTTTTTTGATGTATACATGGACGGGTTGCAACCGGAAAGATATTACCGTATATTACTTAAGACAGTTTTAGATGGAAGTACTACAGTAGTAAACGATAGTAATAATAACATATTTAAGGTAGTAAGAAATGGATAGTAATATTCAAATAGTAAAAACTGTATTTAGTACTGATAAATTTAATAAAGTAGTTGATACTACCTTTAAGACATTTACACAACCAGTACCTGAAGAAGATACAGATACTCCTGAAGAATTATTTAGATTATACGAAAAATTATATTACAGTATTAATATAACAGGACCGACTGATTCTCACGAATATTTAATAAAGAAAAGTTCTGAATTAGTAAATTTCGATAGAGTAACAGAAGATATACAGCCTCTTTTAGATGAAATTACACAATTAAGAGAGCAGAATTTATCATTAAATCAGCAGATAATAGACTTAGAAGCAGTTAATAAATAATGGCAGATATTACATATACAGTCAACCAAGATGATCCAAACAGTATAAGCGGTTTTGAGCAATTCTCACAAGCTGATACAAATCTTATTGGTACTTTTCAAGTAAATAATTTATTTGACAGTACAAAGAATTTAACTGAATTACATATACTATCCCTATCAGATACATTATTAGAAAGTCATTACGATTATTCTAACTACAAATTACTAGGTAATGCAGAATCTGCAGGTAAATCAGGAGCTTCTATAATTACTATTGATCCTATAGAAGATTCAAAACTATACGGATATCAGTATGGAGGAATAAAATTACTTTACCATTTCTTAAACGATTTATATACAATTAAAAAAGAAAGAATACCTTTCTTTGTTGAAGCTATTTCGCCAGATAGAACTGAATTGAGATTGCAATCATTAGATCTAAGTAATGAAGATATAAAGTCATTTACACAAGCTATAAAAGATAAATTAGCTAGTCAATCATACTTCAGTGATTTTAGATTAAATTTTGATAATAACGATTTGTTTATAGGTATAAACATTGATGTATTAGATAGTAACGGAAATAGTTACGTAGTAGTAAAATTATATGAACCACTACCAACAACTTATGATTTAAAATCAACAACATACATAACTGAAATTATATCAGATTCGGTAGCGTTTGAAGTAGATAGTTTAACAGCAATAGATACTCCTACTCCATCAACACTACGTTCTCCTAATTTTAACTTAGATGTAGTTGATTACAGCGTTATACCTACAGGATACTACTCATATAATGATTTATTTAGCTACCCAGTAAATAATACAAATAGTCAAGTATTTTCACTATATAGCGAGAAAGGAGCAGAACTAAGTATAGATCATTCTGATTATAGTAACTTTGTTCATTTTTCATCAGCATATGAAAGGTTAGTTAACTTTAAGTACAAATTACAGTTAGTTGAAAGCTATTCTTCAAGTCTAGGACAAATAACTACACAAACATCCCAATCATTAGGAACAACAGGAAGTGTTTCGTATTATAATAACTTAATACAAGGGGTATTAGATAATTTTGATCACTATGAAAGATTTTTGTATTACAAATCTAGTAGTTATGCTTGGCCAAAATCTAATACAGTTGAACCATATATTAATCTAAGCAGTAGAAGTACTATTGCCACAAATTGGTATGCAAATCAATTAGCAGTAGCAAATAGTTATGATTTATCTAACGGCAGTATTTTAATAAACACAATACCGTCTTTCCTTAGAGATGATCCAGATAATGATAATTATCTAACATTTATCTATATGATAGGGCAGCATTTCGATAACCTATGGGTATATGGGAAAGCTGTAACAGATAAGTATAATGGAGATAATAGAACAAATTACGGTATTTCAAAAGACTTAGTAGGGGAAGCTTTAAAGAATTTTGGAGTTAAATTATATACATCTAACAAATCTACTGAAGACCTGTTTGCTTCTTTTATAGGACAGGGGTACCAATCAGGAAGTGAAGTAATTAACTACTATATAACAGGATCTGTTACAGGATCAAACATCCCTGTAGCAGAAGTATCTTATGACGATTATAATAAGGAGGTACAGAAAAGAATATACCACAATTTATCTCACTTATTAAAAACAAAAGGAACTGAAAGAGGATTAAGAGCTTTAATTAACTGTTTTGGGATTCCTTCTGATATTTTAAAAATAAAACAGTACGGAGGAAGAAATATAAATGAAAGACCTTTCTATGGAGATTATAGATACTATACAAGCTCTTTAGATAAAATACGTCTAGACAATACAGGAAGCATAGTATCAGGAAGTACACTTTCTCAATATACTTCTATTGTTAAAAGAGAATATAAGTATACAGATGACCTACATCCAGTTGAAATAGGTTTCTCTCCAACGGATAATGTAGATAATTATATAATAAATAGACAGACCTGTGTTAGCTATAGACTAGTTAATGGGCCGCTTCAATCCTTCTACTCATATACAGATTGTACCGGAAGCTTTGTTGGACCGGTCTCAATACTTGGAAATCGAGCAGCAGTAATTAATGCTCTTCAAGAATCAATAGTGGTAAATGGTAACTTTGATAGCATAACCCCTTTAAATAGCACTTCATCTTTTAACATAGACAATTATTTAGGAGATCCTAGAAATCTTTATTTAAATAACTATTACATACTATCTGCAACAGGAAGTATATCAAGTAGCTTAGGTCAGCTGACAGATCAAATTATGAGTAGTTCTGCTGCTTATGATGTACAAGATTACATTAGATTAATTAAGTTTTTTGATAACACTATCTTTAAGATGGTTAAAGATTTTATTCCTGCAAGATCTACAGCAGATACAGGAGTAATAATCAAGCCGCACTTATTGCAGAGAAATAAAGCAAAATCAGTACAAGTAGAAGTAGAAGATGCGGTATATACAGGTTCTATCGATACTGCTTTTATAACAGGAAGTAACGGAAGTACTTTTGGAGGAAGGGATAACTATATTACTTCTTATATAGAAACAGTTCAAACTCCTATAGGGCTTGCACCAAATGAATACCATTTTCATGGAGAAGCTACATTTGATGGAGAATTTGAAGGAACAGTGATAACTGTATCAACAGGGAGCTTAAACGCAGCAAACCCTTTTAAATATGATAATCCTGTAGCAGAAAATCTTTACATTACATTAATACAGGATTTTCCTTCAAATATATGTGTAATAAATCCAAGCTATACTCCAATACAGCTAACTTCACATTCTCCTAGAAATATAGCTCTAGATTTTACATCATTAGGTATATCAGGAATAGTCTTTACTACCGGATCTACAGATATTACATCACAGATTACCGCTTTTAGTTTCCCAAGCGAAAATTATACACAACATACAATCTCAGCTTCAAATAGCTCATTAGTTAGCTGTTCAGGATCAATAACATATACAACTGCCTACTGTGATATAACCTCTACAGGATTAGCACCGTACTCTATTACTTCAGGATCTCCAACTGCATATAATTTAACTACATGGTTTACCACAGGATCTAATACAAATACATCTTTTACAGCATCTTGGGGATCAACAGTAGCAGGTATAAGTAATCCAACAACTTATACATTTACACAGCCTGTAACATCAGTTGTAATAACAAGAAGAGATAATATAATAGCAGGATGTTCACAAAGCATAACTATTGACGTAGTAGCAGCTCCATATGTATGTCTTTACTTAGATTATATAACAATTCTTAAAAATGGAGGAGAAGGACTTCCTGACCAAGGTCGATTTAGTTATATACCATGTAATCAGGGAGCAGGAGGATTACCTATATCATACGACTGGGAAGCAGAGATTACACCAACTACCATAGACATAGATCTATGTATAGCTTCAGGAAGTTTTACAAACTTAGCCGGCGGCGCTAGACCTACTTATTCTGCAAGCGGAGTATGTTCATAACGTAAAATAATATAATATAGATACAATGACAGTACCTCAGTTCAAATTTTTACTACAGCCAGGAGAATTATTAGATTCTGTAGATAGAGATGTAAATATACTCTATACAGGATCTTTTATACAAGCAATTGCAGTAAGGATAACAGGAGAGAATTTAACACAATTGCAACAAGCAACAACAATTGTGTTGAAAGCTCCACAAGCAGGAGCTACTTTAAATATTTCTTTAGAAAGTTCACAAGTACCTATTAAGACAGTAAATAGAGAACAAGTAAGTAATTACTATATGTACACTATTGTTGAACAAGATCAGCTACCTGTAATGACAGTAATTCCGTCCCCATCAGGAACTCCTTCATTAGAAAATTACTTTACAGACGTAATAATTCTTCCTTCCCTAAGTGGAGAAGTTTTTCAAGGAAGTGACTATGATGTACTGTTAAATAATAGCATGGATAACCGTCTATCATCTTATCTTCAAGTATCTGAAAGAGGGGAACAACAAACCAACCCAGTTAACCTCTCAAGTATATTAATAGATAATGCCGAGCTAGCAAGTATACAGGATAGTAATTACTCAGATACAGGATGGATAAATGGTAGATATAATGGTAGCTTTACCCAGGGAAGTAACTTCGGAGGTATAGATCCTGCATTAAATGGAAGTACTTTCCAAGGAGCAATATTCCCGGTAGGACTCTCACAGCAAGAAATTATAGCTGCAGCTTCAGAAGGAATTACGTATGTGGATTACTTCTTTGCAGGTAAATCTACTTTCCCTACCTTTATAGGACAGGAAACAAGCCTAGGACTATACTCAGCATTAACTGTATCTCAAAGTTTCCTAGACTTAAAAGTAATTATAGGTTCAGGAATATCATACCAACCTAAACAAGGAGACATTATTGCTTTATCACTAGGTTCGTTAGGGTCAATTACAGATGAGTATATGAAAGTTACATCATTTGTAAATACTGGCGGAACAGCCGGACGTATTTTTGTAGAAAGAGGGTGGGGAGGTACCCCTATTTATGCACAGGCACCTGATACTGCTATCTTCTTAATTACACCTATCCAAATTTTTGAACTAGAAAGAAATAAACCTCAAGGAATTCAAAAAAGTAAACTATATGTAAAAGATTCAGGAGATGTACTTCTTATCAATAGCTTAGGATACGTAATAACAGGAAGCACGGTATAAAAGGTAGCTTGGATTTAAAATAATAAAACTGTATATTTATAAATAAAGATAATTTAAAATGGGATACTTAAGTAATACAGTCGTAACAGTAGATGCGATTTTAACAAAAAAAGGAAGAGAACTTTTAGCAAAAGGAGACGGTACTTTTAAGATTACACAATTTGCAGTAGCAGATGATGAAATAGATTATACTCTTTATAATCCTAACCATCCATCAGGTTCTGCCTACTATGGAGAAGCTATTGAAGCTATGCCTCTATTAGAAGCATTTCCTGATGAAAATCAAATCATGAAATACAAACTTACTACTCTTCCAAGAGGTACTGCTAAGTTACCAATTCTTGATTTAGGATATGCAGCTATTAGACTAAAACAAGGAGCATCACTTGCTATTACTCCTCAAACATTAAACTATTTAGGATCTTCAAACACTTTTGAATCTTCAGGATATGTAGCAACTATTGCTGATGCTAGAGTTTTAAACACCTTTAATGGTGTAGGAGTTAACACACCAGAAGCTACAGCACTAAACTCAACTACAACTTTAGGAACAAATGTTTCTAAGACAGTAATTGGAACTTCAATCAACTTAACTGCAACAACAATAAATACTTTGTTTGGAACAAACACAGAATTAAGCACAACAATTACAGTTATAGGAAGAGATTCAGGAGCAAGATTAACTATCCCAGTAACTATTATTAAAGTAAACCAATAATAAGATATGTCATTTAAAAGATTAGACCCGGAAGATATTACAATAAGTGCTGAATCAATAGTAGCACCAGCCTGGACAGGGCAGGTAACTACTTTAACTTCTTTTATTACAAGCTCTCAAGTAGATTTAACATCTGGACTGTATTATTACGATATCTATCAGACAGCATCTTCAGCAACTGGAGCAGAAGTTCAATTCTCACTAGCTTATGGAAACGTAAATGGAAGTGGATCAGCATTTATTACAGATGGAGTTATAGGAAAATCCCCATCTTCTATTATATATGGGCAGTATAGAACGTTAATAAACGGAGATGAAAACACAGATTTTACTTTTGGTAACATTACTCCTGATTCTATTTTTGCAATAACAGTTGATAGATCGAGATATAAAGAAAAACTACTACCAGGAAGTTTTAACATAACTCTAACAAGTGGAAGTAGAACATTAAAATTAACAGATAATAGTGTAACTTCTACAACAGTATCTTATGTAGATGCAGGAAGAGTATTTGACATTGTAAGTGGATCGAACGGAACACCATATTCAGGAACAGGATTCCACCCAACATCAGGTTCATACGGTAAATTCCTACCAGATATTGGTGTACTATTATTTAACGGTTTAGCATTAAGGGATAACTCTATATTCGGATTAAACCTTAAAGTAAGTGAGAGTTATGATATAGATGGGAATAATTTAGACACATTCTACAATGCTGTAACAGCAGGAAGTAGCTTCTCTCTTCGTTCAGAAGAAACAGTAACTTCTAATTATATATTCGTAAGAGTACGTAATAGTGAATTGAACTATTCAACTAATCCGTCAAACATTTCAGGATCTGGAGAAATATTATGGAGTGTTATGGTAAATACTCCACAGTCGTACATGACAACAGTAGGATTATATAATGATAATAACGATCTTTTAGCAGTAGCTAAATTATCAAGACCTTTATTAAAAGATTTTACAAAAGAAGCATTACTAAGAATTAAGCTTGATTATTAATGAATGAGTGCTTACAAAAAATTAAACAAACAAGATGCTTACATAACTACCTATACTGCTCATAAAACATGGGCAGTAACAGGAAGTGCTACCACATCTTATGGCATTAATGTAATTCAAGCAACAGGTAGTTACCTAAGCAGTTTACATCAGCTATACTATCCAAATAAAATATCAGGAAGTATTATATCACATTCCTACGATTACTATAATCAAACTACATTAAACTACCCCTCATCAAGAAACTTAGCTGTAAATTCTAATATATATTCTATTCCTAGAGATTTATTTGGAGTAAATATAAAACCAGCATCTTTCCAAATAAAACTCACAAATATAGACAGAGGGTTATACGTATCAGGAGGGTATTGGACTTCTTCCTATGAAGCAAACCTTGTAGATCCAACAACAGGTTCTGTAAAAATTAACGATGATGGAGAGGGTAATCTGTACCTATCAGGAAGTATACCAGTACTATACTTAGGGGATATTATATATCCACATGGATTAGCCATAATAACCGATCCAGCTTACGATTATTTAGTAGATTCAGTTACATTAGATGAAATTTCATGGCAAACAAGTCATCCTATTTTTACTCATAACTACCACTGTAAAATAAGAGAATCAGAATTTAACTTTACATATAACCCATCAGCAATATCAAGCTCAGCAGTGACAACGTATGATAATGAAGGAGCTATTTATAATATATCTCAATCAATATCGAAAGGAATCTTAAACGATAATATAACAGGTAGTGCATTTCAACCATACATTACAACAGTAGGATTATATAATGACGCAAATGAATTGATAGCAGTAGGTAAAATGGCACAACCAGTCCCTAAACCAGCAAATACAGAAATGACAATAATAGTTAAAATAGACATATAATGGCAATAACACTAAGATCAGTAACAGGATCAGCACTGTCACATCTACAAGTAGATACAAATTTCTCCTCATTAATATACTCAGCCTCTCAATCAGGCAGCAGTATCGCATTTCACACAACAGGAAGTAGCACAATAAGTAAGCCACCCGCTAGTACGACAATAAACGTAGGACTTGGATTAAACACAACGGCAACAGGGCAATACTCTCATGCTGAAGGAATTGGTACAACTGCTAGCGGACCTTATTCGCACGCTGAGGGAGAAGCTACATCTGCAACTGCATATGGTTCTCATGCAGAAGGAGTTAGTACACTAGCACAAGGTGACAGTTCACACGCCGAAGGTGATAACTCAATAGCAGGCGGATATGCATCGCATGCAGAAGGATTTAATACATCAGCAAATGGAGATTGGTCACATGCAGAAGGAAACCAGACAACAGCAGCAGGAAATTACTCACACGCAGAAGGAAGTAACACGTCAGCAAATGGAAATTATTCACATGCTGAAGGACATATTACTGTATCTTCAGGACAGTATTCCCACGCTGAAGGAGTTACTACAACAGCAGCCGGAAATTATTCACATGCTGAAGGACAAGGCTCAATAGCGAATGGAGCTTACTCACATGCAGAGGGATTTACCACAATAGCATCAGGATCTCACTCACATGCTGAAGGTAACATTGCAGTATCAATAGGATCATGGTCACATGCTGAAGGATATAACACAAGAGCGTCAGGATCATTTTCACATGCTGAAGGACATACAACTCATGCAAAAGGAACTGCTGCACATGCTGAAGGACTTATTACATCTGCATCAGGAGACTATTCTCATGCTGAAGGAGGAGGTACAATAACTACAACGGACTATCAACATGCTCAAGGACTTTATAATGCAACTTCATCAATAGCAGCAGCATTTATGCATGGAAATGGATCTTCACATACATCTAGATCTAACCTTATACTCGCATATAATGATACAGTAGAAATAACAGGATCATTAAAGCTAAAAGATATATTAGTACTAGCACCAAGAACAACAACACCAACACCTACAGCAGGAATGGTAATAGTATCAGGTTCTGGAGCAGATCAACATATATATTGTTACTTAAATAGTACTTGGAAACAATTAGACTAACACATATAAATAAAAAAGATGACAATAACTTGGCAAATTTATAACACAAAAAGAAGAACATCAGATGGACTAATACTAGAAGTGACATACGGGTGTACAGCTGAATTAGAAAATTTTATTGATACAAAAGTCGGTAAACTACAATTAACCGGAGATCCATCAGTACCGGGATTTATTCCTTATGAAAATTTAACACAAGAAGTAATAATAGGATGGGTAAAAGCATCTTTGGGTAATCCTCAAGTAGCAGCTATTGAAACAGGAGTACAGAATAACGTCACTGCTCAAAAAACAGCTAAAGATAACATTACAGAAGCAAACGGCCTTCCTTGGATACAATAAAGTAGAATAAAAAATGTGGTTATATCAAAATAAAGAAATAAAAGAATTAGTAGATATGCCCGAAGACATCTTCGGGTTTATCTATGAAGTAACACATCTGCCAACAGGTAGAAAGTATTTAGGAAAGAAGCAACTTATTTCTGTTACAAAAAAACCTTTAGGTAAAAAAGAATTAGCTTTATTAACAGATAGAAGAGCAAAAACATATAAAATAGTAAAGAAAGAATCTGATTGGAAAACATATTATGGATCTCATTTAGAAATAAAGCAATTACTAAAAGAAGGTAAACAGTCGGAATTCTCAAGAGAAATTCTTATCTTTACACCAAATAAGAAATTGCATACTTACTACGAGAATAAGATGCTATTTATTAAAGAAGTAATAGAACCAGATTCTAATTATATTAATGACAATATAGAAGGAAGATATTTTAGAAAAGATTTTTATGATAAAACTGCTTAACCTATTGGTTGATACAACACCAGGTTTAAATTACCACTTAAAGCATGGTATCCCTTTATCTGAGAATATCTACCGATATTCTTCTAAAGAATTTGTACAATTATTTACTGAGGCAAGAAACCTTCATAGAGACGGATATTTGCAGTTATGCAAAGAAGATAGAATTCTTTTAGAAGAAACAAATATAGGGGAATATACAGAGTATGAAGATAAAATTGTACCGTTAGATTTACCTTTTGCTTATACTGATGAAGTTAAAGTAAATATGATTGTTAACGGACAGGATAATGTTACATACAGAGTTGTAGATATAGAAGGAGATAAATATTTTTTAAAACCTACCTTAACAGAAAAACCAGCTGCAATATTTCCAGACGACTTTATACAAACAAGACAACCGGTTGATTTTTGGGATTATTTTACTCTAGATAAAATAATGGAAGCAAAATACAGAGGTAAAGATGTTCCTTTAAATAAACCAAAAAGAGGTGGTTCTAAAAAATTCTACGTTTATACCAAAAATAAAAAAGGAAATGTAGTAAAAGTATCTTTTGGAGGTACAACAGGATTAAACGTTAAAATAGATGAACCAGGAGCAAGAGCTTCTTTTGCTGCCCGTCATCAATGTGCTACTAAAAAAGATAAAACAAAACCAGGATACTGGGCTTGCAATATCGGAAGATATTGGAAATCTTTAGGAGGTAGTAGAAACTTCTCAGGATATTGGTAAAATTAAATAAAATAAAATGGATATTACACAACAAATTTTAAAACCACAAACTCTTTCAGGAGAAGTAGTTGCATTACTAACTGAGAGATTAGGAGATGAGTATACAGCTCATTATTTTTACAGAAATGCATCAAACTGGTGTGAAGAAAAAGCATACTTAAAAGCAGCAGCATTTTTTGCTAAAGAAGCAGCTAATGAATTAGAGCATGCTGAAAAAGTACAGAAGTATTTAGTAGACTGGAATGTAATTCCAACTATTCCAGCTGTTAATATGCAACCTGCCTTCAATTCATTAATCGATATTGTTAATAAAGCATATCAATTAGAGTATAACTTATTCTTACAATATAATGCAAACTCTGCAGAGATATTCCCAGGTGATATAGCAACTTTTGATTTCTTACAAGAGTTAAGAATTGGACAAACACAATCTGTAGCTGAATATGCAACTCTATTAAATGGAGCAGAGTTAGTAGATATCAATAATAAATTAGACGTTCTTTATTACGAAAATCAATATTTCGCATAATGACTGATCAAAGTAGTCCTTATAAACAAGTAGAAGAGAATGACTTATTAATAAGAACATTCACACAAGATGTTAATGAGGATGAATTGGTTTGGCATAGAGATAGAAGAGATAGAAGGGTAACTGTACTAGAAGAAACAGATTGGAAATTCCAATTTGATAATGAATTACCGCAGGTACTGAAAGACGTAATATTTATACCAAAGAATACCTATCACAGGGTAATAAAAGGAACAGGAGAGTTAACTATAAGTATACAAGAATTCTGATGGACGGAGGAAATGCCCCTTATTATTGGATAGCAGCAGTAACTATTTTAGGTATAGTACTGATTATAAAGGAATTTAAAGAAACTAAATAATGAAAAAATCTGAATTAAGAAAATTAGTACTGGAAGTAATGGGAGGGTACGAACCGGATGGAAAAGGAAACCTTGTACGACATAACGATAAGTTTGATAGTACTAAGTTAAGTAATATTTTAATGAAAGTAGCTAAGGGACCTGTTAATGAAGATGATGAGGATGAGTTTTACTCCAAAGAAGAAGTGATAGATTACATTAAAAATCACCCACCTGTTAAATACTATAGAATTGGAGTAGGTCAAGGTGTATCAAGGGATTTAAGAGATGATGCAGAAGCAGCAATTGAACTAGTACAGAAATCTGGAGTAAATAAATACAAACTAAGCAGATACGGACAAGTTATTCAGTTTAGTCTTCCATTTGATGAAAGACATGGTGACTTGGTAAGATCAATGGGTTCTTTAGACTAATGATAAGTCTTCAAAAAATATTAAAAGAGATCTTAGATCCAACTCAAGAATACCAAGAACTTGTAGACGATATTGTTGACCAAGGAGGAGAATATGTAGGAGAGGGAGACTATGGAGTTGTTTTTTTATTAGGAGATAGAATAGTAAAAGTGACTACTGATTCAGAAGAATTAGAAGATGCACAAAAAATAAAAGGACAAAAGACCAAGTATTTTGTTTACATATATGATGTAGAGGTTAGGAATCCAAAACTAGGAATTATTACAATGGAAAACCTAGAACCATATACAGCAGATCCAGATGAAATTCCAATTGATGAAATAATGGAAGAAGCAGATCAGCTAGACATTTATCCTGACCTAGAAGGACCAGGAGGTTCTATTAAAATAGACAACATCATGCAAGACAGAAGAGGTAAAATAAAAATAATAGACGTATAATGGAAAACACATTTGACTTAAAAAAATTCTTGGTAGAGAATAAATTAACTAGCAATTCTAGATTGTTAGAAGCAGAAGGAGCAATAACACCAGAAGAAGCAGCTCAAGTAGTAACAGCACAAGCAGATAAAATAGCACAGGATCCTACCGTTAAAAAAATAATTAATAATATAGTAAATGATCCAGCTGCTAAAAAAGAATTATTAAATTTAGCAAGTAAGAACGGAATTGCAGTAGATACAGTAAGTGAAGGTGCAGATGATCTTATTTATAAACTATCTCTAGGAATGGCTAAGAAAGCAGAAAGAGAAGAGGTAGATATGTCTGAATATGATACAGGTGATGGCAGTCCTAGTGTAGGGGGAGGATTATTTGGAGGAGGATTTTTAGGAGGAGTATTAGCAAACTATATAGCACCTCACTTTGAAGCACTATCACATCAGTGTGAAGGGTTATTTGGAGATATGGTAACTCACCCAAACGGATGGGTAATCCCTGTAGGAGCACTTGTTGGAGCAATTATAGGTATGGCACTAGAAGTACTAGCCCAATCTCGAGACTAAAACTACTAATACAGTATAAAAATAATTAAAGAAATGGAAAATACATTTGACTTAAAAAAATTCTTAGTAGAGAATAAATTAACATCTAATTCTAGAATATTAGAAGCAGAGGTAGCACCACAAGCAGATCCTGAAGCAGAACAGGATGCAAAACAAGGATTAAATGGAGCTTTAGCTCTACTACAACAAGGAGCAAATACTATTAAACCATCTCCAAAAGACGGACAATTAGAAGAGTCAATGACTTTAGGATTGATAGTAGGGGCACCAGGTATTATCTCTTTATTAGGAAAAGGAGTAAATGGAATGGCTTCTCTATTTCAAAAAGATAAAAAAAGCGGAACTGTAGTCGGTAATGCTCTAAAGAAATTTGGACATAGTTTAGAGCATAAATATATAGATGTAATTGGAGGTATGGTAAAAGCAGCTTTTCCAAAAAGATATGGACAGCAAGATGTTAATGATAAGACTACAGAATTATATAAAGTAGCACATGGAATATACGCATCAATGTTAGTAGCAGCTGCAGCATCAAGCGGACTGGAAGCAGCAAAAGCTCACAGCTTGATAGGATCAGGATTAGAAGGAGGATTATCAGCTTTTAAATCATCAGAAGTAGTAGATTTAGCAAAAAAAATAGCAGCGGTATAAATATGGAAAACACATTTGACTTAAAAAAATTCTTAGTAGAGAATAGGCTAACTAGCAATTCTAGAATGTTAAATGAGGAAGATAGTAAATTAGAAGCCGATATTAAAAATAAGCTCTCACAATTATCATCTGAACTAATCTCTATAGCTGCTACAGCTAAACCATCCGCTAAAGATGATGAATTAGGTGAAAGTGTTTTAGCAGGTGCTGGTTTAGTGATAGGAGCTCCTGGATTACTTACTTTCTTAGGTAAAGCAGCCGATAGTATAGCAGATATTGCTAAAAAAGGAACAGATTCAGCAGTATTTAAGAAAGGTACTTACCAAAAAGGAGGAAGTAAGAACATACCGCAAACAATAGGAAAAGGATTAAGAGATGCGGGACATTGGTTGGAAGACAAGTATGTAAAGGCATTAGGTTTATACCTCACCAAAACGTATCCCGATAAATACGCCGGCCAGAAAGTAGAAGATAAGACATCTGAATTATATGACCACGCTCATATGATATATGCTGCATTACTTGTAGGAGCTGGTATAGCTACAGGATTAGAAGCAGTTAGCTCATTTGGAACAATTGTAGGAGGATTGGAAGGAGGAGCAACAGCTTTAAAAGCAAAAGAAGTGGTGGATATAGCACGAAAAATAGCAGCAGCTTAGTTATAGAAAATATAAAGTATTTATAGTAAAGATATATTAAAGTGGAAAACACATTTGACTTAAAAAAATTCTTAATAGAAAATAAGCTGACAGTAAATTCTAGACTATTAGAATTAAATTCTGAATCAGACGAATTAACAGGTTCCGATGTACAGCAAGGATTGGATAAAGGTTTAGCCATAATTCAACAAGGAGCTGCTAACGCTAAACCTGTAGAGTCAGAAGACACTTTAGATGAATCACTTATACTGGGAACAATCTTAACAGCACCATCATTACTAAAAGTATTAGGAAATGCAGTAAATGGAATCTCATATATCTTCCAGGACAAAGACGCAAATGGAACTGTAGTAGGGGATGCTCTTGTAAAATGGGGGGACAGTTTAAAGGAAAAGTATATGGAAGGAATAGCAGCACTATTAGTAAAACTATTCCCTGAAAAATTTAAAGGCCAAGATGTAAATGATAAAACCTCGTTATTATACAAAGTATCTTTAGGATTATACGTATCAGTATTAGTTGGAGTAACATTTACAGCAGGCACACCACTTATGGCAGCAACTAAGGCAGCTCCAGTTACAACTACAGCATCTTATCTAGGAGCTTCAATGTCACCAGCAATAATAAAATTAATAAAGAAATATCGTTCTGTATTTACACCTGAAGAAGTAACAACAATAGCAAAAAAACTAACACCAGCATAATTATGGAAAA